TGCTGAACAATCTGATCCCCGGCCTGTTCATTTTGCCCTACGTGATCTTTTCCGCCACCGCCGGCCAGATCGCCGACAAGGTGGAGAAGGGCAGGCTGGCGCGCTTCGTGAAACTGCTCGAAGTGGCCATCATGCTCGTCGCCGGCATCGGCTGGATGACGCATACCCTCTGGCTCCTGATCGCTGCCGTGGTCGGCATGGGCGTGCATTCGACCCTGTTCGGGCCGGTCAAATACGCGTATTTGCCGCAGCACCTGAAACCGGAAGAACTGGTGGGCGGCAATGGCGTCATCGAAATGGGCACCTTCGTCGGCATCCTGCTGGGTGAAGTGGCCGGCGCCATGCTCGTCGCCTACAAACCCTTCGGCATCGAACTCGTGGCCGGCGCCAGCCTCCTGATGGCGCTGATCGGCCTGGCCGCCAGCTGGCGCATCCCGGTATCGCCCGCGCCGGCGCCCGAGCTGCATATCAATTACAACTTCGTGACCGAATCGGTGCGCAACCTGCGCTTCTCCGCCCAAAACCGCACGGTCTTCCTGTCGATGCTGGGCAACTCCTGGTTCTGGTTCTACGGCGCCCTGGTGCTGTCGCAATTCCCCGTCTACGCCAAGGATTATTTGCACGGCGACCACAGCGTCTTCGTGCTGCTGCTGACCGTGTTTTCGCTGGGCATCGGCGTCGGCTCGCTGCTGTGCGAAAAACTTTCCGGCCGCAAGGTGGAAATCGGCCTCGTGCCTTTCGGCTCGATCGGCCTGTCGTTGTTCGGCATCGACCTGTATTTCGCCAGCATGGCCTACACGAACACGGCGACGGTCGACGCCTTCGCCTTGATGGCCTTGCCGGGCGCGCTGCGCATCCTGGCCGACCTGGTGCTGATCGGCGTCTTCGGCGGCTTCTTCATCGTGCCCCTGTTCGCGCTGATCCAGACCCGCTGCGACCCGAAGCACGTCTCGCGCACGATCGCCGGCATGAACATCCTGAACGCGCTGTTCATGGTGGCCGCGGCCGGCGTCGCCATCCTGCTGCTGGGACAGGGCTTCTCGATCCCGCAAATGTTCCTCGTCACAGCCCTGCTGAACGCGCTCGTCGCCGTCTACATCTTCTCGCTGGTGCCGGAATTCCTGATGCGCTTCCTGGCCTGGATGCTGATCCACACCGTGCACCGGGTGGCGACCGTGGACGTCGAGCGCATTCCCGACGAAGGCCCGGCGGTGCTCGTCTGTAACCACGTCAGCTATGTCGATGCGATCGTCATCGGCGCCGCCAGCCCGCGCCCGATCCGCTTCGTGATGGACCACCGCATCTTCAAGATGCCGCTGCTGGGCTGGATTTTCCGCACCGCGAAAGCGATTCCGATCGCCCCCGCCAAGGAAGACCCGTTCATGATGGAGCGTGCCTTCATCGACATCGCCGAGGCCCTGCACCAGGGCGACCTGGTGTGCATTTTCCCGGAAGGCAAACTGACGACGACCGGCGAAATGAACGAGTTCCGCGGCGGTATCGCCAAGATCGTCGAGCGCAGCAAGGTGCCGGTGATCCCGATGGCCCTGCGCGGCCTGTGGGGCAGCGTGTTCACCCGCGATCCGGGCAACCTGTTCGAGCGTTCCTTCTCGCGTGGGCCACGCTCGAAGCTGGCGCTGGCCGTCGGCATGCCGGTGCCGCCGCAGGAGGCGACGCCGGAATACCTGTACGAGCAGGTTAGGGTGCTGCGCGGGGAGTGGAAGTAGGCCCAATGTGCTGGCGTTCGACCTGCATCTGCGGCGCGTTCGGAACTTGCTTAAGACATCACAAAAACCTGAGAAAAATTTTCTGTCTCAGGTATAATTGCTGGCTAGTCGGGGCGTAGCGCAGCCTGGTAGCGTACGTGCATGGGGTGCACGGGGTCGGAGGTTCGAATCCTCTCGCCCCGACCAATAGAATCAAAGGCTTACAGTGAAAGCTGTATGCAACAACAGTACTGTATATTATCGCTGCGATAATATCGACAATGGCCGGAGTGCTCTAAACGAGCCTCGCGGCCATTTTCATTTGCGTCATATCGAAGTCGCTGCACCGGTGCCGATGCACCATTTTGGCATGACTCCGCGCACCGACACTGCCACTGCCAGCCGGGTCGACCTGGCCCTGATCCTGCTGCCCGAGATCACCTGGCTGGAGGCGTCTACCATGCTGGCGCTCAGCGGGGTGCCTGCGGAGGTGGCGGCACGGGTGCTGGCCCTGCCGGGGGCGCGGCGGGCGCCGAAGGACACCCAGCAACGATGACTTCCAGCTTCGTGGCGTAGCCTTCCCACGCGGTCGCGTCGATCAGGGCCGCCTGCGCGGCAGCTTTGTTGCCCGGGTAGGCGCCGGTGCCGAACGTGTTGACCGGGCGCGCCGGCACAGCGCCGACACAGCCGACTGTTACTGGTATCGGAACCTTCCGCTGCTCAACCGCGCAACCGGCCAGGAGCAGGCAAAGGATCAGCGCCCTCATTTCCAGCCTGCCCAGGCTTCGCGCATCACGCCGTCGCAGTCCGGCGCCTGACTGGCGGCGACGGCAGCGCTGCGGTTCTGCGTGCGTGCGATTGCGGCGGCGGCGAACTTCTCGGCCACCTGGCGGCGCTCGTCAGCGGCGCGCTTCTCGGCACCCAGCTTGTCGACCGCGGCGCTCTGCTCGAGCAGCGTCTTCTCCACCGCAGTGCGCTTGCTGGTTTCGCTGGCCAGCTCGCGCTGATGTGCGGCAGCCAGGCGCCAGCCATTGGCGACAGCACCCGCGGTCGCTGCACTGGCCAGCGCCAGCACCAGGGCCGCAGCGCCGGCGGCCACCTTGTACTGCGCCGGGATGATCGGCAGCTTCATGGGTACGCCTTCCACGTGAGCTGGAAGTGCGGGCCGTCGACCAGCGATTTCCAGTCGCCTCCCCATTCGATCGGCACCCGCAGCTCTTCCGCTGCCGCCTTCATGGCCTTGGCCAGCTTCGGATAGAGCGGCCAGTCCCACCGCACCTCGGTGCCGACCATCGCCGCCAAGTCGACCGCGCACGACAGGCCACACTTGTTCGCCGTCGGCAGGTGGCGCGAGCGCGTGGTCTGCGAGGCGCCGGCGGCCACCAGCTGCTGCTGGCGCGCCGCCGAGCGCACGCCTTCGGTCACGGCGAAGTCGATGTCGGTGATCTCGATGGCACGCTTAACGACCTTGACCAGGTCCGGGTGCACGCCGTCCAGGCGCGAGAGTGAACGCGCGCTCAGTTGGAAATTAGCCTTCATGGGGCGGCTCCTTCGGTGGTTGGGTAGATGGGAATTTGGTGTCAGCCCAGGCGCTCAACTTGGCCTCGGCCTTGAAGAGCGCGCGCGAACCCATATGCGAGGTGATGCCGACGAGCGCCGGCGCCAGGTCGGACGAGAAGCCCTGCCATTGGCACAGCTTGAAGGTGATGATCCCGACGAAGGCCGACGTCGCCAGCTCGCCGATAAACTCGGTGATGTTCCAGGCGCGCACGTGGCCGGCCCGCAGCTTCTGGTAGAACGACACGAAGCCGCCGAGCAGGGACAGGGCCACGACCCACGCCCAGGTAAGTAGCGTCGCCAAGTCGCTGATGAAAATCGGCTGGTGCGGTGGTTTTTCGAGCATGAGTGCCTTATGGTTGGGCGTAAAAAAACCGCTCGAGGCGGCCTGGTTTGCTGGTTTCTGGTGCTGTGCGGCTCACGCGCGCATCAGTTCTGACTTGGGGTAGTCGACCATGTGCAGGTCGATCGGGCGGACCCGCTTCATCATCGCCGGGTCGAACAGCCGGGTTCCGCCGGCGACAACGATAGCGAAGGTCAGATCGGAGCACCACCACCGGTCATCGTCGGCCCAGTCCACCGAGTAGGTGAGCGGTATGCCGACGGCGCCGCGGAAGTCGTACTTCTTGGGCTTAGCCGGCGGCGGCGGTGCGCACTGCGCTTCGGCGAAGGCGCGCGCTGCGTCGACGTCGGGCACGATCACGTGCATGTCTCGGTAGACCACGATGCCTTCCATCAGCTGGTCGACCGTACCCGCCCGGCAGCCATGCACCATCGACGCCTCATAGGCGCGGTCGCCAATGATCGTGATCGAGTGCGAGAACTGGCGCGAGCCAGCGCAAACCCCGACAGCCAGGCTGAGCGGGTTGTACGGCCACCGGCTGGTGAGCCGGACCGTGACAATTCCTGAGCGCTTCATCAAACCTCCTTGAAAGTAATGCTGGTTGTATAGGCGGCCGCGTACTTCAGGGCGATCGCACTGCTTTTCGACCTTGTTGCATAAAGCATGTGGGCGCGTTCGCGGGACGGATCGAGGTCATTCGGGAAGCCGCTGACCAGCAGCGGGTAGACAGCGCTGTTGCGCGCCATGCCCATCACTGCAGCGCGGTCCGGCTCCTCCATGTAGGTGAGGTCGATGCTGACCTCGCCCGAAATGAAGCCCACCTCGCCGCATGTGTCACCGCCGCCGGTGGTCACGTATTCCGAGCCGTCAAGAGGCGTCACCGATATCGCCGACGCGTTGTACTTCGGTGACCAATACGGGGCGGCCACCATGCAGGCCGCCTCGAGGTAGCCCTGTACGTTGCCTGGGTCGGCGATGTCGACCGCGAGCCCGAGCGCCGCAATCTCGGTCGGCAGCCAGTGGCGCGCGTAGGTGCCGCCGCCGTAGGCGTAGGCGCTCGCAGCCTGGGCCGCGGTGTAGCCGCGCAGCTTGGCCGCCGGCCACGGGCAGGCCGGCACCATGCCGCTGTCGTAGTCATAGCTCTGCCAGGCATCGATGAAGCCAGCCGTGCGCGCCGCCGCCGCGCTAGCCGTCGGGATGTGGCTGGTGCAGACGGCGCCCGTCTCAAGTTGGGCGCCCCAGGCTTGGATGTCACGCGCGGTGGCGCCGCCGGTGGTCGTGATCGCGAAGTTCGCCGACGTGGATGTCTTTCCGGACGCCTGCAGCCGCTGCCAGGCGGTGCTGAGCACGAACAGCTGGTCGATGCCGCCGGCCGTCACCGTGATCGTCTGCCCAGCGACACCCTTGACCCAAACCGACCCGGAACAGGCCAGGCCCGTGCCCAGGCCCGTGCCCTGCGACACAGACTGGCCGGAGCCAGAGAACACCAGGCGCTGGGCAGTGTTTGTGCCATCCGGTGCGGCGCCGTAGTTCGCCGTCACCGTGACGCCGGTCTTGGTCCAGGCGGCGTTATCGAACGCCGCGGAGTAGCGCACCAGGTTCGTGGCGGCCGCCTCGCTGCTGGCGCGCACCCGCATCATGGCCGTGGGCGACCAGTTGCAGAACGGGAAGCCGGTGAACTGGATCGGCTCGGGCGTGGCGAACAGCGCCGTGATGCGCGCACTGGTGCCGGTGGCGCGCCAGAAGCTCGACTTCTTCCAGTTAGCCAGGTTCGCCGCGGCCAGTGCGCCGGCGGTGCTCGACGCGGTCAGCGCCGTGGCGCGCTCGAGCGCGTTGTCCGAAACGATTCTCAGGTTTGGCATGCGTCCTCTTTACCAAGTGATTGCTGCTATTTCTTCGGGTGTCGCCGCCACCGCAAGCGTCGCTTTCAGCTGCTGCGCGCGCTTGAAGTGGGCTGTACCGCGCTCGGCGATGGCCAAGGTGAAGGCCTTCCAAGTATCGACATCGGGCAGCGGCACCCAGCGGTTGCTAATGGCCTTCCAAGCGCCGGGCCAGTCCGCCCATGTCGGCATGGTGTTGGTCAACGTCACCCAGTTGTGCACGGCCTGGATCTCGATGCGGTCCGAGTCCTTGAACGAGATTTGCTCGCCGGCGAACTCGAAATAGGTGTTGTTCGCCTCCAGCTTCCAGGCGTTTATGGCGCGGCTTCTGTCGGTGCGCAGCTGTTCAAGTGGCGCGGTTTCGACCCACTCCAGGTGTCCATCTACGACAAAGAGTTCCTGGGTCGGTGAGCCTTGCCCGGACCAGTCGAAAGGGCCTGGAAGCGCCAGATAGTCGAAGGCTTGGTCGAACGGATTGCCCTGAATCGGGTGCTCGACAATCATGCACTGGTTGACGCGCCCGGTTTCCGGCTCGTACTCAGCAAAAGATTCGATCATGCTGGCGTCCCAAGGTTGACATTGACAATGAACGACACTTTCGCGAGCCGGTTGTTGGCGTCGATGCCGCTGCCAGTAACCACTGCTTTGAGGTTGACGTTATTGCCGGCGGCGGTCACGGTCACGGTGCTGGTGCCGTCGCCGGAAATTTTGAGGAAGTTGACGCCATCGCCCACGTCTCCGGTGATGACCCATGACACGGCGCTGTAAGGCCCGGTGCCCCCGGAGAACGTCAATGTTCGGCTCCCGAGAGTGCGGGTGCCGCTGGCGAAATTGCCCGTCATTGAGCCAGCATTAAGGGACGCCGAGAATGTAGACAGGATGGCGGTTGCCGCCCCGTTGGCATTTGCTTCAATGGTCGTTGCCGGAGTGCTGCCCACATTCGTGCCGGCAGGAGCGCCGACAGTCGCCCCGAGCGCATGCCGCCCGATCCACAGACCGTTTGCACCGAGATAGTTTCCAGTGAACCCAGGTGGCCCGTCCTGTTGTAGCCAGGGTGTAGCCGCAACAGCCCCTGCTGGAACAGTCAATACGCCCTCGACCAGTCCAAATCCCTGCCCAGGTGACCTATAGCAAACTTGGCAATACATGGCGACATTGTTCTTGTCGTACGCAACCACGCCAAACGCACACGTGAAGCCTGTGACCAGCGCATTTAGGTTCGCGAGGAAGTACAGTTTTTCGCCAGGAGTTACCGGGAATTTATTGCCGCTCTCAATTACATCGCGCGCGACAGTAGTCAGCTGATTCTTATACGAGGTCCCTGCTGACGATACCGCCTCGACGAACCCGCTACTCCAAGTGCCCAGCGAACCATCCTCGAATGTCCCCTTCTTGACGAGATTCGAAACATCGTAGGGACGGCCGGTCACGCTGTCGTAATTTGCGGTCGTGGCAGACTTCGCCGCGATCGCGTTGAGCAAGGCCTGCTTCGCATCGAAGTAGTTCTTGAAGTTTGTCCGATAGGTCGCGCCCACGATGCTGATCGTCGACCCTGGGATGGTCGCGAAGCCCGCCCCCAGACCGCCGATGTAGGTGCTGAGCGCGTTGTAGGAGTTCACATAAGCAGTACGCTCGGCGTCGATCCCGAGCGCCGCGGCCTGGGCGTCAATCCCGGGCCGCTCGCCAACGACTGTTATCCACCGCAGATTTTCCGACGGCTTCTCGGCAGGCGACAGCAGATCGTCGCGCGTCATATCGCTGATCGCGACGTTGGCGGCGTCTGCCACGCCCTGCGCCGTCGCTGCCGCCTGCGCCGCGGAATCAGCCGTGCTTTTTGCTGCGGCCGCGTTCGCCTGGATGGTGGCGGTGATCTTGTTCAGGAGTGCCTGACGCTTCGCGTACACGTCCGCGAACTTCGCCCGGAAGTCTGCACCGACGATGTTGACCGTCGAGCCGGGGATCGTGTTCCACCCTGCCAAGGTGCCGAGATAGGTACTCAGCGCGGTAACCGCTGCGGTATATGCTGTTTTTTCGGTCGTTATCGACAGGCCAGTGGCTTGAGCCTCGATGCCAGCTTGTTCGGCCAGGATCGCGTCGCGCTTGGCGACGGCTTCAGGCTTCTCGCTCGGCGTGAGTTTGCTATCGCTGGCGATGTCCTCCAGTAAAGCATTCGCCGTGGCCGCAGCCTGCGCGGCGGCGTCAGCGGCGCCCTGGGCGGCACCAATGGCAGAGGCAAGCGCAGCATTCGGATTGACAAAGCGAATGACAGATCCCTGCAGCAGCGCGTCGCAGTCGTTCAGTACTCCGCTCATACGAGGAACCCTACTTTGACGCGCCCAGTGTTCCAGTCAGGCGCGAGTGAAATAACGATGCCCGGCACGCCGGCGGCCATGCCGAAGCGCGGGTTGTAGACGGTGACGGCCTGGCCGAGTTCGAGCTGCAGCAGTTCGGGCACGCCGTCGAACTCGTATGTGGTACGCGGCACCTTCCAGAGGTCGAGCCGCCGCTGCGCCTCCGCCCCCGCGTCCGCGCGCGTCAGCAACATTGTGTCCTGCTGCACCGGTTCGGCGTTCAACCTGAACTTGGCCAGCGTCGCAGCATCGGACTTGGTCGTGGTTCGCCATTCGGTGGAGAACAGATCCTTGTGCCGATCGGGAAGGCCGGCCAGCGTGCCAGCCTCCTGCACGGTCCAGTTTTTGCAGAAGCCCAGCTTGACCGCGCCGACGGCAGCTGTGCGGCCGGTCGGCTGCAGCGTGCTCTCGCCTTGCTTTGTGTGGACGACGTGCTCGGGCCCGATGACGAACGGAGTGCCCACGCCTGGAAGTGCAAGCTGCACGATCCGGAGCAGGCCGAGGCGGGACATCACCAGCTGAGCGCCGAGGCTGCCAGCCAGCATTTGACACGCGGTAAGCACGTTCAACCTATCAGATGAATACAGGCCGACACCCTGTTGGTGACCCGAATCAAAGGTGGAAAAATTGACCAGGTCGATGTCGGCATCGCTGAACCGGTCGGACGCCTTGCCATAGGCAGTGACGATGCGCTTGATGATCGGCGCCACGGTTTCCCGGTATCCGCCGACGTTGTCGCCCCGGAACGAGACTGTCACGGCGCCGGCCGGCTGATCGCCCAGGGTGAACGTACCCCCTGCAGGGTTCGTCGTGTACTCGCCGCCGATCAGCGGCGCGCCGTTGTCACGCGGCTCGATGATGCCCTCGCTCGATCCATCATGCCCCTGATAGTCGAGCGTCCCCGTGCTCGTGCGCAGCGGCGTCACGTTGAACACTTGGCCGAAAGCGACAGGCCGGAGCGCGTCCTGGTTCTCCCCGGTTCCGCCCAGCTTCGCTTCGCTGATCGGGGTGTTCAGGCGCTGCAGCTTGTCGCGCAGCTTCAGGGCCAGCTTGCTGCGGCCGCGCGGCGCAATGTCGGCCACGATGCCATTGAAGATCATGCGGAAGTCCGCGCGCGGCCAGCGCACGTCGCCGATGTAGGCCTTGATGGAGCGGTTGGCCCAGACGTAGCTGGTGCCGGCCCAGGCATCACGCTCACCGCCGATGTTGTCGATCTCCAGGTCGCCAGCCGAAAGCGAGCCGTCACCTTCGAGCAGCAGCCTCTCGGTGAACAGCGTGCCGACGGTAGCGATCGGGAGATAGGTCGTGTTGGCCGGCGCCTCGCCGGGGCCGGTGGTGAATGGTTTCGTCGCCAAGTAGACGACGGACTCCACGCCACCGATTTGCGGCGCCACCTCGATGAGGACGCAACGACGCGCAGCCTGGCTTTTCAGCCAGTCCGTAAATTGAGCATCAGTCATTCAGGGGATACCCTTCCGTTTGCGCTCGCCTGGAGCATTGCCATCTTCACGGCGCTGGAAACGCGCTGTGCCGATGCCTCCGACGCCAAGGCGTTGGCGGTGATCGACGCGCCAGTCTGCTGCTGCTGATCGCCGCGCAGACCCGACACCTCAGTTCGGAGCGCCTTCACTTCGGCCACCAGTGCTTCGGTGTTCGACGTTCCGTACGAGCTGTACGGGATCGGCGTGTTGACCGGCGGCGCCACGGCGGTCAGGGGCACGGTGTTCCCGCCCAGCGCGGCCTGGTACTGGATCAGCGCATCACGCACCGACAGCACCGACTTGTTGATCTCGATGATCCCGGAGACTTGGGACTTCAGGACGTCCAGCTGGGCCTGGCCGACGTCGACCTGCGCCTCAGCCCAGCGTGCAGCCTCCTCCGTCGCGGTCTGCGCGTAGGCGAAGTCCGTCTGGTATTGGCTGCTGCTGGCGAAAACCGCGCGCGACGCCTCGAGGAACGAGGTGAACGCGCTTTGGTAGTTCGACTGGGCGCCTTCATCGCCGCCACGGGCGGCCGACAGCACCGCTTCGTATTGCGACTTCGCCTCGGCGTACTTCTGCTGCGGCGACAGCGGCGACAGGTTGCCCAGCAGCGCGCTGTCACGCATGCTGCGCAGGCTCGATGCGAATGAGCCCATGCGGTCGATCGTCGCTTTCAGCGCTTCGGACTCGGCGTTGTAGGCATCCGTGAGCGCGGAGCGGTATGACGTCAAGTCCTTGGTTGCTTCTTCGGTTTCAGGGTGCACCGCAGCGAACGCCTCGGCCAGTTTCATCAAGGCGGCGTACTGGGCGGCGCCTGCGTCCGTGCTCACGTTCAGCCCGTCGATTACCTGCTTGAATTGCGCGCGCGTCGTGACGCTGACCAGCCCCAGCCGCGACATTTCCACCGACAGCGCGTCCGCCACGGGCTTCATGCGCTCGGCTTCCGTCAGGAAGTTTTGTGCATACGCGGCAGTCGACTGCATGAATGCATCGGCGCCACCGAACAGATCTACCATGTGCTCGCGCGCGGTGAGCGACTGAACGCCCACCTGGCCGAACTGCTTGCTGATGGACGACAGTGCCGAGTCGACCGCGGCATAGTCGGACGCTACCCGCTGCAGCGTCGCCGACGCGGTCTCACCGGTTTTGCCGAGAGACGCGATCGACGGCACCAAGCGGAGAGATAGCTCGTCGCCGATCTCGCCGAACATCTTGGCGATCGCCTCCTGGTTCTTTGCCTCGTCGGCGCCGAGCTCGAGCGTGATCGCCTTCGTGTAGCCGGTGATGACGGACGTTTCAAGGCCCATCGCCGAGCCGAAGCCTTTCACGGCCTGGATCATCGCTTGAACGGTACCGTCGAGGGTTGCATCCTGGTCGCTGCTCAGCGGCGTTCCCGTGGTGTAGCGCTTGGTACTGCGGAACAGGCCGCCTTTCTCGACGATATTCGCGTAGGTGTCGCCGTCGAAGCCGGAGGCGCTGACTGTGCCGCGCAGCCCTTGGGACTCGACCTTCGGATCCTTGCGGCCGAACAGGGCAGATACCGTCGAGGCGCCGGATAGCATGTTGGCCAAGCTGTTGCTCAAGCCCAGCTTCTGGAGGCCCTGATTCAGGTGCAGCATTGGAGCGTTGAAAGGCATGATCGCCTTGCCGCCGAGAGAGTCGGTTAGCGAGCCGTTCTCGGCGTTCCAGCCCTGCTTGTAGAGCGAGTTCGACAAGGCCATGCCAGCTGCGATCCATCCTGCGATCGGAATGGCATAGGCGCCGGTACTGGCGCCGGCTGCAGCACTGCCTGCGGCCGCCGTCCCGGTCGAGGCGCCCGCTGCTCCGCTCGCCAACTCGCCCATGATCGCCGCCGCACCAGGCGAACTCATCCCGGTGCCGAACGCGGTTGCGGCCGTAGATCCGAACATGCTGCCGGCGGACGATACCCATCCACCGAGCGAGCTGGCAATGCCGCCTGTGAAGCCGGAGTAGATCGTCTTGCCCATGCTGACCAGGCTCATGGCGTTGCCCAACGCACTGCCGTCCCTGCCAGAGCCACCGAACAGGCTTGCCGCCTGCGTCAAGCCGCCCTGGCCGCTGACCTGGCCGCTGATGTTGACGATCCACTTCCTGACCGTCATCTGGTACAGCAGGTCGAGCAAGCCATTCTTCAGGGCGTCCTTCAGGCGGTCGAACGCAGACTTGCCGCTGTCGAAAATGCTGATGAAGGTGTCGTGCGCAGTGCGCTCGACGTCGCCCCAAACCCGCTTCTGATCTTCGACGATTTGATCAGCCGCCTTCTTACTTGCGTCCAAGACCTCCTTGTTCTTGGCCAGCTCCGCCAGCTTGCCCATTTTCGCGATTTGCTCGTCCAGCGCGATCAGCTCTGCATAGGTCGCCGGGCCGAGTGCGAGCTTGGCCTCAAGCTTCGCCTTTTCCATCTCGATCGCCGCTGACTCGGTAAGACCGTACGTCTCGATCTCGCGTTCCATCTGCTTGATCCGGTCGTCGATGGCGGCCGTGCTGGCGCGCAGCCGGTCGTAGTGGTCAGAATCGTTTTTTGCCTCGATCTCGGCCCACTTGGCCGTGCGCTGCTGCGCCTCGATGGCCTGTTCCTGCGCTTCGACCTTGGCGATCATGGCGCGCGTTTCCTTGACGTGCTCGGCGCTCAGCTTGCTCTTGCCGGTGCCGATCGCGGCGTCCAGCTTGATCGTCATCTTCTGCGACTCAGACAGCTTGTCGTAGCCGCTCAGCTCCAGGTCGTTGGCCGCCAGCTTCTCGTGGATCGAAGTAATCAGGTTCGAGTAGGCGGTTTGTTCCTGCTTCAGAGCGGCGGCTGCCCCTTTGTCCGCATATTTTTCGCGGATCCGCCGCTCCATTTCGGCGTACTCGCCGGTCTTGCCCTTCAAGTCCGCGATAGCCTTGAGCTCGGCAGCCATCTGCTCCTGCTTGGTCGCGTGTTCTTTTTTGAAGGCAGCGACTCGCTCTGCGACGGAGTTTGCCGAAACGGCCGCGCTACCCTTTTCAGCAGCCGCCATTTTCTCGGTCTGCTCGGTAATGGCGCGCAGTACCTTGATTCGCTCGAGCTCGACCTCGGTATTGCTCTGGCTGGCGAACTCGCCCGTCCGGTTGTTGATTTGGTTCAGCCGTTCAGACGCCGCAGCGAGTTGCGTCACAAATGGCAGTGCTTTCTCTGCCTCACTCTTGGTCGCACCGAGGTTTCGCATCTGGAGCAGCTTTTCGTTCTTCGCGATTTGCTCATCCAAGCCTTTGATGATGCGCGAATGCGCCTCGTCGAACGATTCGGCCGCCTTCTCATTTCCCTCCTTCGACTTGTTGCCCCAAACCATCCAGGCGGTGGCGGCAAGGCCGAGCAGCGTAATAACTGCGCCAATTGGACCGCCAAGAAATCCCAACGCACGCGAAGCCAGGCCCGCGCTACCAATGCCAGCGCCAGTGGCTGCGTTCAGTCCAGTCTGCGCAGCTGCTTGCGCGGCTGTCGCAACGGTAATTTGGGCTGACACCGAGGCCTGTTGGCGGCCGAGAATCGCCAGCTCGGCGAGCATTGCAGAGCGCTGCGCCTCAGCCACCGTCAGTTCTGCCGTGGCAAGGCGGACAGTGCGAAGTGCGAAGCTCTGTGCGCCAGCCGCTTCCGCTGCCGCGATTGCAGTTCGGGCCGCCGTGATATTCGCGTTCGAGCTCACCAGCTTCGCTGCCGCCTCCTCTCGGGCGACCACAATCATTGCTTGGGTGCTGTTCAATTGAGCAAGCTTCGCGCCGGTGCTGGCTACTTCAGCTTCAGCCGAAGCGATGGTCGCTGCGCGCAGCGCCACCGCCGCAGTCACTTGACGGTAGGTGGACGCCACCCATTCGCCTATGATGCTACCGAGCTTGGCGGCGCCGATAGTCAACGCCGTGCCGGCGACCAGAGCCAGGTTATCTGCCAGAAGCGTAAGACCGCCGGTCAATGCGGCAACGGCACCATTTGCTTGGGCCTGCACGCCGACAAATTCCATGACGTTGTTACGTAGCACCGTGAAAGCGCCAGAAATAGTCTGGACTTCCTTCGATTCTTCGCGCAGCTTGGTCAGGGCACCTGGCAAGACCTCCGCCATGATTCCGGACGTGATTTTGCCTTCTTCGGCCATTTTCTTGAGGGCCCCGACCGGCATGCCCATACCGTCAGCCAATGCTTTCATAAGGCGCGGAGCCGCTTCGTTCACAGCATTGAATTCTTCACCCCGCAAGGTACCAGAGGCGAACGCTTGCGATAGCTGCAGCTGGGCGGATGCCGACTCGGAGGCGGCTGCACCTGAGACCTTCAGGGCCAGGTTCACGACTTCGGTGATATCGGCAACCCGGGACTGCGCGACACCGAGCTCGCGGGTCCCGTTCGCGATCCTTGCGTACAGCATGCCAGTCGCGCCGAGATCCTGCTGAGCGCCGTTTGCGATACGTCGGGTGTCAGACCTGGCTTGGGCGTATTCGCGCTCCGACCCGGTGGCCAGCTTAAGCTGTGCCGTGTATTTGGTGTATTCGTCGGTAATGCGGACGAGCTCCCGCCCGCCCAGGCCTGCGGCAATACCAGCGAGCGCAGCCTTCGCTGCCGCCGCTGCACGCTCCATTCCTGCCGTGGCATTTCCCACGACCTGACGGGCGGAATCCATGTCACGCTGCAGCCGGGCGATGTCGGCGCGCAGCCGGATTTCCATTTCGCTGATGATCATGTGTCGGCCCGATAAAAAAGCCACCCGTAGGCGGCGAAGTGATTTCTCGCTTAGCTGCTGACAAATGTTGCATCAGTGCTTGGAAGCGGATTCGAGAGCGATCCGGTCGAACATCTGGAGGACCTCGAGCTCCCATTCAGTGAAGCGAACGCGATACAGCGACTGGTACGCCTGGATGCCGACCATGGTGATTGGCCCGATCCCTTCCATCACTGGCTGGCGATCGAGCCGCTTGAAGGCCTCCCACAGGGGGAGGCCCAGCTTCGGCCACTGGATGCTCAGGCGAGGATCGACCTCGCCCGTGTTTTTTGCCACACGCTGCAGGTGGGCCCGTAGTGTGGCGCCGTCACCTTGCCGAGCCAGAAGCTCGTACTCGGCCCGGCAGCACTCCACTAGGCTTTCGCGGAGTCCGTGATAAAAAGCTCGGTCTTACGGATGCCGGCGAGCACTTGGGCGCGCAGCCACTGCTTTTTCGGGTCGGTGTACAGGGCGCGGGCGTTCGCTGGCGAGAACTCGATCGGCACGCCGCCGCGGGTCAGGTTCCAGCCCAGCGTCGACGCCACCAGGTAGTCGGTTTCGTCTTCGATGTCGTCCAGCGGGTCGGTGGCGTTGAGCTTGCCGTTGTTGGCGAACTCGGCGCGCAGGCGGCGCGTGCGGGCCAGGTCGATGCGTTTGCGCGATTCGTGCTCCGGGCTGGCCAGTTCGATGACGGAGCTGGTGGGCGCACCGGTCTTCGGATCGGTCAGGGTCAGCTTGCCGACGGCGATGTCTTCGTAGGCGTCGATGTCCAGGGTGTCGACCAGTTTGTACAGCAGGTTCGAAGGCTGAGCGGTGTTCATGGTGTTCATGGTTTTCTCTTTCGCGAGTGGTAAAAAATGTGCCCGCGCCGGCCGCCGCTCCCGCGAAAGGAGACAGCGGCCCGCCGGTGCCTGGGTTGCCGCACAAAGCGGCGAAAGGGTTTAAGCGGCCGAGTCCTGCACCGAAATGGTGGTCAGGTCGGTGGCCGCCGCGGCGCCGCCGGCAGTGTTCAGCAGCGCCTGGTACGGGATGGTCTGGATCAGGATCTTCTCGCCGTCGTCCTTGTCGGCGCCGTTGACCTTCAGGCGGTTCATGCTGAACGCGATGAAGTCCGAGCTCGGCGAGTTGTCCGCCGTGAAGGCCAGGTAGGCCGACACTTCGGTCTCGTTGTAGAAAGCATCGCGCAGCGCGGTCGAATCGAACTTGGCCGTGATCTGACCGGTCACGATGACGCGGCCGGTGGCCACCTGCTCGGCGACGTTCGAACCGATGCCCGGCTCGCTCGATTGCGCGGCCGAGATCTCGATGCTCGCGCTCGTGATCGTGCCGCCGGTCGCGGTGCCGACCTTGACCACGCCGTTGACCGCCGCCATGGTGCCGGTGACGGTGACCGGCGTCGGGCTGGTGAAGTACTGGGCGCCGGTGCCGGCAGCGTCGCGGCCGGTGAACTCGACGGCGACGGTGGCCATGCCGGTTGCCGGCAAGGTGAACGTGACCTTCGACACCTTGCAGCCGGTGAACAGCTCGCTGGCCGGGACGTCCGGGTGCCAGTGCTCGATCGCGAACGATTTGTCGGTGTGCCCGGCCTGCGGGATCATCGTTTTCTTGCCGATGACGGCGACGGTTGCCGTGGCGATCGGGCCTTCGGTGACGAGCGCCGAGCCGTTCAGGACCACGCCAGTCAGCACCGTGGCGGTGAGCGCGGTGACCTGGACGTTCTTGTTCAGGTTCGCCGCGTTGAAACCACCGGCGGTGGCGCGCACCACGTCGCCGACCTTCACGCCGTCCGTCAGCCAGGAACCAGCGGCCCGGGTGAGGGTCCAGGCGCCGGCCGTGCCGCCGATCGTGATCGACACGCCTACGGCGCTGACGCCGGCGACGAAGTCCTTCTTCAGCGCCGCGGCGATGAAATCGGCATAGGTTTTGGCCGACAGATCGCCGCTGATCGAGCCGCCCACCTTGCGCAGGCCGTGCCGGAAGTCGGCGACCTGGAAGTCGGGGCGGATCTCGCCGGACTGATAGGTGTCTTTCGACAGGCTCAGCGACGAGCTGACCCGGCGCATCGATTGCGCGCTGGCCGCTGCCGGCGCGACGCCGTAGGTGGTCTCCGGTTTGTAGGTGACCTGTTTGTAAACTCCGCTTGCGATTCCCATGTTTCTCCTTTGGGCATAAAAAAGCCCGCAAGCGGAAAGCGTTGCGGGCGGGTTTGAAGTGGGTACTGCTAGTTCTGTTCGTGGTACGTGACCTTGAAATCGACGCTCTTGATGCTGTTGCCGGCCAGGTCGCCCAGGTCGGGGCCGACGGTGTCGCGCAGCACGCTGATGACGTCGACCCCGGCAATCTGGCCGCGCTGGAAGTTGCAGGCCCGCCGCACCGCGTCGGCCAGGGCCTTCACGTCCGGATAGGGCTTGCCGACCAAGGTCACCTGGACGCGGCTGGTGACGACCGAGAATTCGGCCTGCGCGTCGATGGCGCCCACCGGCACACAGCTCACTTCCTTGATGCCGATCGCCGGCAGCGGCGCTTCGGCGGGGATGTCTCCCACCACGATCCGATCCGGCTCATTCGGGACGCGCGCGGTGACCGCGGCGGCGCCGACCAGCAGTGCGCGAATGACTTTCACGCTCATCGTTCCTCCGGTGCCGGCGTGTTGATGTTTTCTTTCGTCAACCGCTCGCGGATCTTGGCGGCGACAGCCGCGACAGCTTGCGGTGGCCGACTATCTGCCGCTGGCCGCATGAATGGCTGCGCCTTGGCGCCCGGGTGGTCGACCTCGCGCACCACGATGCCGTTGAAGGACAGCGCGTGCTGCGGCTTTGCCGTGATCTTGTGTGCCGCAGTACCGAACTCCACCAGGTGGGCGTGGGGCGCGCGCTTGCCGCCCACTTTCAGCTTCGCATAAACAGTGCCCCGCTTCGTATTCGTGGTCACACGGATACTTGCCTTCAGGTCGCCTTCGTCAACAGGAACGCGCAGCTTCGCCTCTTCCTTGAACTCGTTAGCCCCTGCGCGCAGAGCCGCGCGCATGATGTTCTTTTCTACCTTGGCCGGAAGCTGCTGCAGGAAGTCGCTGAGCTCACGGCCGCCGAAAATTGATTGATCAGCCATGCGAGTAGCCCTCCAACATAAATTCCATGTGCCGGCGGTCGTCCAGCAGCGCCGCCTCGGTAGTGATCTGCATGCGCCGGCTACCCTTGTCGTGCAGCGTCACCCGCATCGCGGCGGTGATCCGCCAGTCGATCTGGATGCGCAGCCTGGTGTGCGTTACCGCCGTCTTCAGCCCGTTCGCCGTGGATTCGCCGCGGCTGGGCAGCACGTCCTGGCAGTTGGCCCATATCTTCTCGGCCACTGGCTCCCATCCTTCGCTGCCCTCGATCTCGGTTCCGTAATCAGGATCGCGCTGCACCGTGCGCTGCTCGATGGTGACCTGTTCGTCCAACCTTACTGGGGCCGCCATCAGTACACCGTGTGCCGGTCAAGCCGGCGGCACAGAAACTGCGCGTTCGGGTTCGGGTAGTAGTGGTTCTCGACCATGCCCAGGATGTATTCCTTGATCCCGGGCGGCACGTTGGCGTCATCCGGGCCATAGCCGCAGACGAATTGCACTTCCACCGCGTTGATGCGCGCGGCGGTTGCTGGCCAGGCCTTGCCCGGCGCCGGCACGATGTAGCCTGGCTCGCTGACGCTGTCGACCTGGTAGTCGTCCGGATGCAGGGTTTGCAGCTGGCCGGCCGCGTCGTAAAACTTCACGTGCTTTACTGAGATGAGCGGCGGATGCGGCAACTTGATCGCCCCATCGAATCGGTCGAGCGTCAGCGCCCACGTTTGCTGCACCAGGGCGCGCCCGGTTTCGTGCTCGACGTCGTCCGTGATGCCTTGAATCTTTTCGGTCAGCTCGGCGTCGAGCGCCGTGCCGTTGGTGCGCGCAGCGCGTCGCGCGGCCACCAGCGCCACCGCCAGCGCCGCCGGCGCAACAATCAATCGTTCGATCATCGCGTGTTCCTCTGGATGGCCGGCGGGCGGCCGGCGGTCGTTGCCACGGTGCCGGCGTCGGGCGCGCGTGCGTATTCGACAGCTGAGGCGTGCTCGGTCGGCACCGTCTTGTCCTTCGCCGCCGCGTCAAGCTCGAGCTGCGCGCGCACAGCCGGGAGGTCTGCAATATTGATCATGGGTCCACCTTGTTGAACCAGGTTGTCTTGTCGAACCGCTCGCCGTTTGCGCAGGTCACACGGGCTACCCACTTCCAACCGTCCGGGGGATCAGTGTCGGTACCACCAAGGAACGCCACAACGTACGTACGCTGCACCTCGCCCAA